GGTTTACCTCTAAATACGGCCAATTGGTTGTGTTTGCGGTTTTCCATTGCTGCTCGTAACCCTCAAACTGACCGCCGTAGCCGATAAATGGTGCTTTAGGCGCAAGGGCGAGCATCTCAGCCTCTTGGCTAGTCCAGTAGTTGTACATCCGCTGGGCGTCTTTGGCGTTACGCACAAGACCTGAGATGTAAATCTGACCTTCTACCTCAAATTCGTTGCCAATTACGCGTACGACGGGGATCCATTTACCCGCCCATTCACGTTCTTCAAGCACTTCGTAGCCGTTTGTTTTCATCCACATCACGGTTTTGCGCTGTACTTTGCGGTTTTTGATGGGTTTTAAGCCCATCGACTTCATTTCTTTATCTTCAGGCGATCCGTCAAACAAACTGACGTTGCCAGGGTATAAATTTAGAGTCGCGTCTTTGTAGCGGTAGTAAAAATACTCCGCAATACGGATAGTGTTCTCATCTAGCCACTGGCTAAGGTACTGATCGCCTACACCGCTAGCCAACATAGAGCTAATGGGCGCAGCGTCAGGAAAATCACGCTCATATTCTTCTTTGGTCAAATCTTGGGTAATAAAACACCAGTTAGCGTCCGCGCCAGTAGGGTCTTGCGACATTGGATCCATGTAAACGCTGAAGCTGTTGCGTACACGGCCAATCTTGAGGTCTTGATCGAAGCTATCGTCGTTGCAATACTCGGTCAAAATGCGGATGTAGCCTTCGCCGTAGGTGACCTGGTTCTCGCAGGCGGTGTCGTACGCTACATCAGCGTCTGACAGGTACTCAATGTGGCGAACCATGCCGTCGTAAATCTCAGCAACCTGCACATCGGCTTTGTCATCCGCAGGGATAACCTTACCTGACGGGCGATTCTGACGTTGTTCGTTGGTAACCATCCGCACGTGCTGCGGTAGCTTGTTGATAGTCAAGCATGGACGGGCGTTGATCGTTTGACCCTGCACCGAACCGCGCGTTTGCAGTACGTCGGCAGGCCATTGCCATTGATTGTCAGGGCTACCCGCCATAAAGCGCAGGTCATCTAACTCATCTTCGCGGCTGTCGCTGTAGGCAGAAATAGCCATCGTGTACCGATGACGCATCTCAGCCAGTTTATCGCGGTGGTCGTCTGGGCCAGTAGGATTACTGCCTACGTTGGCTACTTGACCTACCTTGTTTATGCCTGTTGGGTCACTCATGTAATATTCCAATCACGTCTGGCTCGCGCATCATCAGCAGTTCTTCGCCGTCAACGGTGACCTTTTGCCCGGAGTACTCACCGAATAGCACACGGTCGCCGACTTTGACGTTCATAGGCTCAATATGCCCTTTCGGACTTTTCTTGCCTTCTCCCGCTGCCACAATGATACCGCTAAATAATTTATTTTGGGGTAAAACTATTAGGTCAGATAACTTTTCAATATCTTGCCTGATTAGAACACAATTGGATAGGGGTTGTAAGCTCATTTTTGTGGGCCTCTTTCTACGTAGGCGTCAATAATTTCACGATGTTTTTCAAACCAACCTAACCTTGTATTGCATTGTTGGCATAAAACACCTCTGTATGTTCTTGGTATTTTATGATCAATGCACATCTTTTTAGCCTTTACACCGCAAATTTCACAAGGTTGTTCTCTTAAATATTTTACTTCTTCTAACGATAAACCATACTTTTTCTTAACGTCATACCTAAGCTGATTTAACCGCAAGTTTGCAGGTAAAGTGCCGTTATTGGCAAACTTATGTTTCACTTACTTTTTGCCTTTTTAGCTGCTTCTCTTTTAACAGCGTACGCTATCGCCACGCTTTGCTTGACTGGTTTGCCACTTTTCACTTCAGCCTTAATATTCTGACGAAACGCCTCTTTGCTTGTGCTTTTTTTCAGTGGCATCATTTGCCTTTCTTAGCCGCAGCCTTGACGGGCTTAGCCGTTTTAGCTGATTCTTTAAAATCCTTCGCAGTAGGCGCGCCCTTAGCGCCAACTTTACGCATCCTCTCACCACTACCAGCCGCAATGCGCTTTTGTTTAGCATGAATATTTGCATACAATCCAGGTTTAGTAGCCACAACTTTCTCCTTATTTTTTACCGCAATTCCAACTTTTGAGCGCGGCTTTCGCGCGCGGGGCGTCGCCTTTGGCGTTTTTAACAACTCCTGACATTCTGGCGCAGAAACTGGCCTTTCGACCAGCATCAGCCTTACTCTTAGGATTTGGAGCAGGCGGTTTAAGATTTGCGTTATTTTTTGCATTGTATTCAGCCCTTCCTTTGGCAGTCATCCCCGCACCTTTTTCGGTCGGTTTGTAGTTGGCGTCTTTGCCCTTAGTAGTGCGAGCGATCGGTTTGTCCTGTTTCTTTGTTGCCATTACGACCCCATCCATGAGTTGAGGGCAGCGCCCTGACTAGAGTACGATGATCTCCGAATTGTAACCTTACTTTCGCGGTGTGCAACAGGAAAAGCAAATGTCAGCGCGATAGCGTCTGCACTGTCGGGTGACGCCAAGCCCCGCGCCTTCATCTCTTTCTTACCTTCCAAGAAGATCGACCCTTTGCTGTCGGGTTTCATCATGGGTGAAATCAGGTCGGTCTTGAGCATCTTCTCGTTTGGGATGCTTGCAGTCCTTAGCCAATCCTTCATTGACCCCCAAATCTGCGCCCGCAGGTTGCCGTACATCATGGGGTTCTTGCTCTTGTTTGCGAAGTTTACGCCCCTGATCTTGTACCGCTGTTCCTTTAGCCGATCCACTACCCCAGCGCCGAGGCCACCTTCGTCGATGGCAACCACCGCTGGCTGGTACTGCTCGATTGCTTCGATGACGTGGCCGACCACCGTCATAGTATCATCACCCTTGTATCTGCGGATTTCCACGATGTCACGCCCTTGCCGTACGGCGATGACGGTTGAATCAGACCCGAATCTTGCAGGATCTACGCCGATGACGATGGGCGCGGTATCGTCTTTGTGCTTCTCCCGCCGCATGGCTTCGTCCACCAAAGTTGACGGTATGAACTGATCGTCGCCTTCTGAGGGGAACGAACCGTACACTTCAACGTGCGCCTGGTACGAATCAGCGCCGTATTCTTCAATAATTTGGTTGTACACGTTCTTGTCCGTGCCTTCTACATCCCGCGCGTCTACCTGTCTAGACTGCCAAAAGTCACGTTTGCTACCCTCGATCGCCTCGTAGAAATAGCCTGTATTACGACGTGGGTTGCTAAAGCAGCACCAAAAGCGGTTCGGTGTGTTCTCCGTAAAGAAGCCTGACGTCACCGCCCAGATGGAGTCGTCAATACCGCTGGCCTCGTCAAACACGACCATTACCCCGTCGTAGTTGTGGACTCCCGCGAACGCGTCGGGATTCTCAGCCGACCATAGCCGCCCCTCTAAGTTCCAGTAGCGGGTGCCTTTCTTGAGGTCACGCTCAACCAGCTCAGTCAGCCATTTGGCGGGCATGACGCGGGTAGCGCTGATCTCCCACCAATACGAATTGATTGACATTGACGACCACTTGGTTATCTCGGCCCATGTGACACTTCTGAGCTGTGATTCGCTGTTAGCCGACACAATGACCGTTGACCCGATGCGGGTGGTCATCATCCATAGGACTAGCCAGCTAACCAAGGCCGACTTGCCAATACCGCGACCTGACGCAATCGCTAGACGCAGTACGTCGTAGTCGATCTTACCGTCGTTGCGCTTGATGTGTTCGGCTATATCTTGTAGCACCTGGCGCTGCCATTTACGTGGGCCAGTGAAGTGTTCTAGCGGTGTGCCAGGTTCGCCCCACGGGAACGCAAACATCACGAACGCTAGTGGGTTGTCTTTGATGGCTGGCGCCCACAGCCGCGCCATGAGTTCCATCTCGTCTTGCGCGGAATAGCGGGGTTCTTGCATTAGGCGGCTTTTTGCTTTTCTTTAACTTGCTTGATTTGAGGGGCTTCAGTGTAGTCGGCGTCTTGGGCGTCCATCTCGATCACCTTGGCTGTGCGCGACTGCGCCATCTCAAGCGCTTGGCTGATGGAGATGCGCTGGTCGATCTCGACGTTGATCTGCTGCTTGGCTACCCAGTCGTGCTGGTTCTGCAAGATGGTGGTGGCCGCTTTGATGTCGCCTTCTAGCGCGGCGGCGTGTAGCACTTGGCTCATCTGCATCTCGGACTCGGTGCGCGCCTTCATTTCGGCGTACTCGACAATGGGGTCGAACTGGCACAGTTGCCGGTACTCAGTGGGCATCATGCCAGCGGCGATTGCTAAACGATCACCTTTAAGTCCAAGACGCGCGGCGTCCATGATTGCTTTGAGCCGCGCTTCTGTAGCTTGCAACGTACGGGGTGCGTAGGGAAAGCTGAGGAATGTCATAAGCGTGAGTGTAAAACATTTTTGCAAAAAATAAAAATCAAAAAACGAGGGGGCTGTTTGCTATGTGGCAAATAAAAAAAAAGTTGTTCGCGAAACCTACACTGGCACATACCCCAACCCCCCGGCCCTACCCCCCCCCCATGCTTTAGGCTAAGGGTAAACCCTAGTAGCTCATTGCGTGAGCTAGTAAGCTGGCGGGCGCGGCTTGTGGACAATTTGGACTTGCCCACAAACATTGGGCGCGTAACACCAGGGCGTTTTTCCATGTAACCGGCGGGCGCGTAAACTTGTGGGCATTGTGGACTAATAGTTTTTATATTGTCCACATTGTCCACAAACTATAAAACTTTTTGGCGAATTGCGGGGGTCGCGGGCGCGTAACCAGCGCAACTGTGGACAATATGGACACTTTGGACAACCCATTTTCAAGAGCTGGCTTATAACATCTGTGGTATATATACAACACTTTTACAACCTTTGGCTATATACCTATTAAACATTATCCACATTATCCACAAGCTGATTCTATATAGCCCCTTCGCCCCTTTTCGATTGTCCACAACACTATCCACAATATACCCACTCACTATCCACAAACCAAAAAACAACACGCCCCAATTTATTTCGCGCAAAGTGTTGCAAAGTGCAAAAGAATCGTTTACATTACTTATATCGGCTGCAATTTAACCGATAAAAAGTCCACTAAACGAAAGGTAATCTACTATGAACAATCAATTCCACGTATCACAATCAACTCTCGACGCCATGATTTTATTGGCTGGTAAAAAGGATATTCGCTACTATTTGAATGGTTTAAACATCGAATGGAATAGCGAACTCACCCGCGTTATTGGTTGCGACGGCCATAAGTTAGGCATTTTTCAAGCCGCCGCGCCCGACAATCGCGGTGCTGGTTCGATCACAATCCCACGCGACGCCATCGAATCACTACCTAAAAAATGCGGCGTTTTGACCTTTTCGCAAATTAGCGAAACCCATTGGGCTATTGACACGGGCGCGGCCACGATCAAATTCGCCCCATGCGATTCTAAATATCCCGATTTTCGCCGCGTAGTTCACCCAATACAAACAAGCGGCACAAGCGGCGTGGCTGCTGGTTTTAATCTCGAATACTTAAACCAGTTTGAAAAATGCGGCAACTTGTTAGCTGGCAGCAAATTGCGCGTCGGCAACCGCCTACGCCTGCATCATAACGGCGACGGCGCGGCTTTAGTGCTACTGAATTGCGTAGAGGGGTTCGCGGGCGTAGTGATGCCAATGCGTGACGATGTCGGCTCTACTGGCGCGCTATTCCCCGCCGAACTGGTCAGCGATTTAGCAGCCCAACCCGCCGCCGAACCTGTGGCCGCGTAACGAATCGTAGTGGATCGCGTAGCCGCCCCGCGTAATGGGCGGTACTTAATAAACTGAAAGGCACTACAAAATGCAACGTATAACAGACAAACAACTAGACAATCTCTGCCAATATTTAAACGAACTGACTGGCAGCCCGTTGGAATATTCAACCCGCACGCCACAACCTGACGGCACAACCAAATTCAAGGCTAACCCCGGCCATTTTCATATCAGCCACGCCTACGGCGGCGTATGTTTGCACCGCGTAGTAAACGAAGGCGGCGGCGTCAATACACCCCTAATCCACGGCCACGTGCCAAAACGCGAGCTGTATAACGCCATGCAAGCGTTTATCAAAGGTTTGGATTCTGTACGTTATAACGATGTCAATTTGAAAAAGGCAGCTTAAATCATGCAAAAAACTACATTTTGGGACATTCTCGGCGCGTGCATTATGGGCGCGATTCTCGGCGCGTTTATCGCTTTTCAATTCTAAGGGGCTGCCATGAGCAAATACATACAAAGCGAGATTTTTAGCATATTACCTGAGCCAATTTTAAAAGGCACGGATTTAGACCTAAAAATTAAGATTAGCGGCATATTTGGGGCTACCAAGTGGCTAAACATTGAAAAGGAAGATTTGCTAATCATTCAGCAAATATTAGAAAACTCTTACGATAGACGGGGCTAAGCCATGATTCAATATTACATAAATAGCCGACCAGTACCCCCGGGCAATCGCGCGCCATCACCTAGCGCAAGCCCGCCCGCAAATTGATCTTAAAACCATCAATTCAATGCTGACATGGGCTAAAACCGACAGCAAAGCGGCCGCACATTGTGCGGAATTCGGCGTATCAGTAGCCCATATTTGAAAGATTAAAAATGAATATCTACCAAGTTTTTAGCGTAAACAATACGCTAATCAGCGCCCACGATAGCCCGTCGGCCGCCCTTAAACACGCGCTAATTTATCAGCACGTCACCGGCCAACCCGCCCACGTGGAACAAG